GAGGATCGCGTCTTGCGTGTAGACCGTCGAGGCTCCAGACGCTTCGCGGTAGATGTACCGCAGCCGGCCGTTCTCCAGCTGCTCAGTCTTCAGGCGACTTGGATGCAGCGGCACGATCTCGCTGATTGACCCGCCGGCGTAGACCTTCTCGTCGAGAGCGAAGCCGTGCGACAGAAGGTGGAGCATCATCTGCTCGCGCCACTCGAAGCTGGTCTGCCACGAGTTCGGCTGCGAGTGCAGGAGCCGATAGAGCGGGTGCTCGCGGGCGATCTCTTTACCGCCGCCAGGGAGCCGACGATAGAGATGCAGCGGCAGCCCGGCGACACTCGTCGAGAGCACGCGGATGCACGCCAGCACCACTGTACTCTTCAGAGCCGTCTCGGCGTCGACCTTCACGCCGCTCGGGTTGCGGTTGCTCGACGCCCAGCCACCAGACTCGTAATCCCAGTTGCGGGAATCGTCGCCAGGGAGCCACAGAATGCGGGTGTTTTGGGCGATCATAGGATGAGGATCGAGGGTTCGGTCGCCAGCTTGTTCGTGATCTGCGAAGACTCCCAGCCACCAAGTGCGAAGATCAGAGCGACGATTCCGTCGATTCGGCCCGTGCTCTTCTTCTTCACCGGGCGAACGTCCTCGAAGGCATTCGTCTCAACCGTCACGTTCGCGGCCATCCAAGAGAGAACCGGGTTCCCGCCGTGATGGATACGATTCTGAAGCACGAGGGATTCGAGCCTTTTCGTGCCCGAGCTCATGCCCCGGAATCCTTGGCTCCATCCTGACACCTTGAGCCCCGCCCCTTGCAGTTCCACGGCCAGCTGCACCGCCCCGGTCAAGTCCATGTAGATGTGCTCGATCTGGTGAGTCTTGGCGTACTCCAGCACATACTCTCGGATCTTTGAGTGGTCGATGATGTTGCCGTCAGTCGCCGTGATGTAGCCCTGGTTCACCCAGTGCTGGAACGGCTGGCGGTCGGTTCGCTCCCGCTCCATGATGAGATCGCGGGGAGCCCAGAACATCGCATCGACCTCGAACTCGTCTCCATCGCATGGGTAGAGAGCGACCATTGCCGAGAGGTCGGTGCTCTTCGACAAGTCCATCCCGAGGATGCACTTTCGCCCGGCGAACGGTGAGCTCGGCGACCTAGAGCACGCCGCCCACTTGTCTGGGTCGAGCCATCGGTTCGTGCTCTCTGTCCACACGCCGAGCGAGTAGCGGAGCCAGCCGTTCAGCTTGGTGGCTTTGTTCTTCGCCTCGCGGGCATCCGCCGCGAAGGATTCCTCGGTCATGGTGATGTCCATGCCGGGATTCACCCGCCGCCATACCGCCGGGTCGAAGTAGTCTTCCGAGCCGTCGGTCTTCGCGCCGAATATCTTGCCGTAGAACCGTGGGTCGTAGTTCGGATCGGCGGTTACTTGCTCGGCGTACTCGTGCTGCTCCCAACAGATCGTGTCGCGGCGATCGCCTGCCGTTGAGATCGTCGCCAGAAGCGGCTCGCGCCTGGAGCGGCCCGAGTAGCGGAGTGCCTCGAAGAGACGCCGGTCGGGCCACGCGTGCAGTTCGTCGCAGAAGACGAACGAATAGGACGGGCCTTCTGCCGCCCCGGCGTCCCGCGAGATCACCCGCAGGCTCGATCCGGTTTGCTGGCAGACGATCGTCTTCCGCGAATCGACCACCTCCAGCGACGCCGCCAGTTCCGGCGACCGCTTCACCATCGCAGCGGTCTCGTCGAAGATGATCGCCGCTTGGTTGCGATCCTTCGCCGCGATGCACCCGAGCTCGCCCTCGCCCTCCATCAAGAGATGCCAGATCGCGAGGCATGAGAGGAGCGTGCTGTTGTGGGTTGGAATCATTCCTCGTCCGGCTAGGTAAAGCCCGTCGCGAGAGTCGACCTGTATGCAGCAAACAGGAACAGACTCAACGGGATCGACCGACACGATCTGTCTGTATTGCGAACGTGGCTTTTTCGTAGGCAAAGATCCGAGGCGATCCAGCTTGCGTCGCAACTTGAAAGGCGGCGTATCGCGAAAGCCAGCAAAACACACACGATAGACCTCGCCGCAGTCCTTGCCTTGGAGCATCGCCCGGGAGCACAAAACCGTAGGCTTGTACCCAAGAGAGCGAATGAGTTCGACTGAACCATCACGCAGTAAAGATGATGTAGTCGCGAACTCGCAGCGGGGCACGCCTTTGGTGCCTGTGATGCACGCCGTGCCGTCGGTGTCCATCAGCCCCTGCAGCAGCGAGAGCCGTTGGCCGTAAGACGCTCGAAGGTAAGCTGCCGGGATGTGCTTGTTGCAAAGCAGGCCCATCTTTCGGAGTTTTGCCTGAATCCCATGAGCCGCGCCGCCGGGGTGGTTAGCGTCAAGAGAATAAAGACCGGATCTCTCGTTTGATGACTTTCTCTCGACAACCTTGATGCCTGCGTCTCGCAGGTGCTCAATAACCTCTAGGTCGTCATACGAGCAGGTAATCGTCGCCGCCGCAGAAGTTCCGTCCCCAAGCCAGCATCCCAAGACATAGGGGTCGATTGGCAAGTCTGCGTCGCGGCATTGAATGGCTCCGGCAACGGGCACGCGATGATTGCAGGCGACGCTTGTGCTGGAAGCGTTGAACGTAAGCGTGTCCCGGATCTGCTTGGTTGTGCGAATGTGCCTGTCGTGCCATGTAGATTTCGCGCCAAGTCCAGTTCGAGGAAGCCCCGTGCGGTACGCCTCCGTGTACCACAGGTGGCCTTCGTCAGCCACGATGCTTTCACCATCCGAGAAGGTCACTCGGTAGCACGGGCGACCACGCATCACAGGCGTCTTGGCAAGCACGCGACAGCGAGAACCGTCGGCCGCGAAGATTTCATCGCCTACTGTCAGATCGCCTTGGCAGACCCACCCTCGCGGAGTCGGGATGGGCGTTTTTACGCACAACGCTTTGGCGTTTTTCTTCGGCACTTCGATATATGCTAGTCGATACCGCCGCAGCCCGTCCTCGGTTCGCCACCCGTAGAGAGGCTCGATCACGTCGTGCTTGTGCCACTCCAGCAGTTGCATCGGCTCGCCGGCCTTCGCGGTCGGGGAGTCTTTGGTGTGGACGCAGACCGACTCTAGGAAGTCGATCACAAGCCGGGCTTTCTTTTCATCCCAGCGGTAGCCCGCGACCGCTTCAGCCCGCCGTCTCAGAGGCAGCCTTGAGGCGTCTGAACTTTTCAATGACGCTCTCTTGTTGCTGGCCTTGCGTGCCACTCAATCCGCTCCTGGCCGATGGAGTCAGCCCGAACTCTTGCTCGATCCGAAGCATCGACGCCGCCAGCTTCGACAGCATCGTGGCGGCCGGCGTCGATTGCATGTACTTCACCTTACCCGCATCGTCACGGATCACGAGCACGTCGAGGCCGCGACGGCACTGGTCGAGGTACTTCACGAACTGCTCGTGCATCGTGCAGTAGCGGGCGATCGTGTCTACGTCCGCGTTTGTCATCACGCCCATGCCGATGAGCTTGGGCACGACGTTATCCCACTTCTCGCGGGCCACGCCTGTGACCCAGTCGGGCGGCGTGATGTCATCGCTTGGCGGCTTTGGCTCGCTTTTGTTGAGCGGCCTTTTGCCTGGGTTGCCCTTGGCGATCTTCAGGATCGTCGGCTCTTTGCGTGGGCCTCGCTTGCCCATTGGATGCCTCCAGTTCTGCCTTCTTGCCCGTCAGCGTCTCCCACCGCTTCACGATCACGTCGCAATACTGCGGACTGATCTCCATGCCGTAGCACTTGCGGCCCAGTTGCTCGGCGGCGATGAGCGTGGTGCCGGAACCGCAGAAGGGCTCGTAGACCGACTCGTCTTGCAAGCTGCTGTTGCCGATTGCTTTCGCAACTAGCTCGACCGGCTTCATCGTCGGGTGTTCTTCGCTGCGCTTTGGGCGCGCGATTTCCCAAACGCTCACCTGGGTCCTGTCGGGCGGCTCCCGGTGCGATGCCCCAGGCTTCCATCCGTAGAAAATTGGCTCGTGCTTGTAGTGGTAGTGGGAGTGCCCGAGAACCATCGCATCCTTCACCCACACGAGAGTCTGGCGGTACACGCCAAGCTCCATTAGCCGCCTCGCAAACTCCCAATGTAGCGGCCCCGGCGGGGCCGCTACATACCAGCAGGCTCCTTCCCTAGTTGCAAGCAACGCCCCGGCAAAGGAACCATCAAGCAGCTTCGGAAGATCCTCCTCGCCGTCGTTCTGAATTGTGAGCGCCTTCTTTGTCTTGCCAACGTATGAGACTCCGTATGGCGGATCGGTGAACATCATGTCCGCCTTCGCCCCAGCCATCAGCCGCTCGACATCATCCGCCTTCGTCGAGTCGCCGCACAGCAAGCGATGGTCGCCAAGCAGCCACAGGTCGCCCGGCCTCGTGATCGGATCGACAGGCGGCTCCGGGATCTCGTCTTCGACGATCTCCTTCGCGTCGTCCCGGTAGAGTTCCGCCGCCTCGGCCAGGTCCGCGTACATCTGCTGGAGACCTTCGCTCCCGGTGT